AGATACGTTTACCTACATCTTCACTACTTCACAGACGCAAACCTTTACGGTTACGAGCGGTGTGTTGAAATCTGGATTTACGCTTGTTCCTGGAGGAGTATACACGCAACCGCAGATATTTACTACTGTTGGAAATGATGGATCAGTATCTGGTGGCGTAGTAAGCCTTACAGTTACAGGAAATACAACAATTGTAGCAGGAGACACCATTGTCATCTACGAAACTACCGTCCCTGAGTTTAGTGCTATTTCTGGCAAGTCTTTCGAGGTGCTTAGTGCTACCACTACCAATATCTCCTTTATCGCCCCTGTAGGCAATTTAACTACCCTTGGTGGTGGATTACAAGTTGAGTTTGGCGGACGCTTTAGCGAAGGTCTAGGATTCATCCATCAACCTGCTCCGCCATGGGGTGTTTACTTCCAGCGTAGATTATGGGTGCCTTTTTACTACGCTCCAAGCGGAACGTATAATTCACCAGTCTATACAGATAGAAACATCACCGACGAGATTGCTGTGTCGGACATTTTAGATAGCCACACGTTTGACCAAATCGCCAATCAGTTCCGAATTACTGGTGGCACGGCAGATTATCTTGTGGCAATGCAGGGATTTTACGATGACAAGCTAGTTGTCCTTAATCGCAATAGCTTGCACCTTATTAGCGGCACTACTGGGAGCTTAAATGACACCCGCGTGACTGCGCTGACTAACGAAGTCGGGTGCTTAGCTAAGAAAAGCGTTGTCATGAAAGGCAATGCTATGTTTTTCCTTTCGGATGAAGGTGTGTATGCTGTTGAGTTCTTAAATGACTACAACCTTCGCGGTGCAGATGAACCTATTTCCAAAAACATCCAGCCGTATATTGACAGAATCAACAAGAATCTAGCTGCCGAGGCGGTTGGAACTCTGTTCAATAACCGATATTACCTTGCTGTAGCCTTGGATTCCATTGCTGGAGCTAACGATGCTATTGGAAACAACACGATCTTGATCTTCAACTTCTTAAACAAAGGATGGGAGTCTATAGATACGTTCGGTGCTGGTGATTTTATCATAAAAAACCTAATTATTGGCAGCGCATCTGAGCGAAACAGCATTTATGCTGTGACATCGCTGGGTGGAGTCCATGAATTAGAGGCAGTAGAGACATCCAATGACAGTTTAGTGTCTGCTGGATTAGTATCTAGCTTCCCTATTGAGTCATCTTTGACAACTAGAGGCTATGCACTAGGCAATCTTGACCGCAAACGCTTCACAGATGGGCAAATTACCATGCAATGTGTCGATGGTGGCCTAGGCGAGTATGACATTTCCTTCGCAGCAGAAGATCCAGACAATAATCAGAGCATCGGAACGACAACTATGTTTCTTGATGGCGTTGTGCTTGGCACAGGATCTACCAATGAGGACGAGACTGGCAACATCCGCTTCCGTCTTGGAGGCATAAGAGGCTATCTGGGAACGCTAACCTTGACACGGACAATCGGTTCCCCTAAAATCACGTCTATAAAAGTTACAGGCTCTGTGACAAACCGACAAATCATCTCACAAAAATAATATGGCTGGAGTAGTAGAAACAACGCACACTTTTGCAAACAACGAGGTTATTACCAGCACGTTGATGAACAATATCATCGACCAGACGCTATTCACAAGCGATGCGTTGTCGGGAGGAACTCTTGCGCTGACTGCTGGAAAGCTAAAGGTAGCAACATCAGGTATCACCTCGAACGAAATGGGTGTTGACGCTGTTACTGCTAACGCTATTGCAAGTGGAGTCATTACCAATGTAAAGATTAGCGCAACTGCTGCAATCTCGCTATCCAAGTTAGCATCGGAAGCATTGCCAGTAGGAATTACTGTGGCGACTGCCAACATCCTTGATGCTAACGTGACTACCGCCAAGATTCTTGATGCCAATGTGACAGCACCTAAGCTCAGTGGAGCGCAGACTGGCACGGCTCCAGTTTATGGTGTGAGAGCATGGGCTAATTTTGATGCAACTGCAAATGCAGACCTTGCTGGAACATTCTCTAGATCGGGAACAACTGTTACGGTTACAGTAACTGGACATGGGTTGATTGCTGGAAACCTTGTTTTTATTGATTTCACTGTTGGAACTGGAACAGTTGCTCCAGATGGACTTTATCAAGTAGCCACAGTTACCGATGCAAACACCTTCACGGTGACAAGCGTAGCGTCTGCAACTGGAACTGGGACAGTGACATTATTGAGAAAAGAAATTAAATCTAGTGGCAATATCTCATGCGTTTCTGCTGCTGCTCCTAGTCCAGTTATTCCTCCATCAACAAGTGATTCACCAGCAGACGGTTACTATGTTGCCAATTTCTCTGTGGCTCTGCCAAATGCAAACTTTTCCGTGCTAGGAACTTGTAGTGAGGCTAAGGCTTTTGCAACAACTTCTGGTAATGACATTTTATCTGGCTCTCCATACAACGCACAATGCGCGCGAATCTTGACCATTAATACGTCTAGCACTGCGATTGATGCTGAGTGTAATAGCGTAGCAATCATTGGATGAATCCACACCTAGCCATAGTCCTTGACCTTTATGAATCAAACAACATCGACATTCAAAGCCTTATTGGTTGGCATTTGTGTCATGGCATTGTTGTTTCTACTCCATATGCTTTCGCTATGGGATTCCACACCAGTAGCAAGAACCTTGAAGAAGCTGTTACGTTTGAAGAATCGGATACACTTTACGTTACTATGTGTTGTGGAAACATGTTGGATGCGCTTAAACCTTTTAAGAACAAATACAAATACATCGCTTTTCGGCGTGACTTCAAACAATCAAGTCGCAATCGCTTGTTGAGCATGAAAGCCTTTTACTCTAAACTACGATAAATTATGGGATCAGCACCAAAAGTCAAAGCTCCGAAGATGGATATTGCTAAAGACATTAGCAGTTACGTTTCAGGAATGTCGCAATCTCTGCCGCAAATTCTTTCTCAAGAGCAACAATTCCGCCCGCAATTCCAAGGATTAAACCTTGGTGATATTCAATCGTTTCTGACTGGCGCAGGTGGACAACAAGGAATCTTTGGTCTTAGCAACCAAGCAGCACAACAAGCTGGTATGGGGCTAGGTGACGCTCGCCAAGCAGAACTTGGACAGATGACTGGACAAGCAGGATTGACCCGTGAGTTGATGCAGGCGTTGTCTCCAGAACAAGCTGGCGTAGTGCAGGGATTCAATACTGAAGCACAACGGGCATTAGCAGCGTCTCAGATGATTAGCCCACAAGAACAGCGCGGATACCAGCAAACAGCCCGTGAAGGGGCAGCAGCAGCTGGTAGACTAGGTGGTAATGCCGCTATCGCCTCTGAGGTTATGGGGCGTGAGGATGTATTTGCTCGCAAGCGTGCCGAGGCAGCGCAAGCAGGGCAGAATGCCTACAATGTTGCACAAGGATTCTACACTCAACCAGGTCTTAGCTTGCTTAGCAATGCACCATTGTCGTATCAACAAGGTCAACAATTTATCAACACGGGTCTTGGAGCAATCGGCGCAGGAACACCACAGTTGTTTGATACGTCTGTTGGGCTTGGTCTTGGAGCAGCGCAACGCTCTAATCAACTTGCCGCAGCTACTGCAAATGCACAGGCTAAAGCTGCACAAAAAGCAGCAATGTTTAATGCGATTGGTGAAATTGGCGGATCTATTACCAAGGTCGCAAGTGGTGGCATGAAATAAAAAATAAAACAATATGGCAGCTTACGGAAAAGGACAAATGCTAGGTTCAGGAATTAACCCTGAGTCATTCAAACTAGATTTCGGTGGATTTGCTGATGCCGCTAAGATGCAAGCACAGGGTTTATCTAGCCTTGGGCAGAGCATCGGAGGTGCTATTCAGAACTACGGTGATGTAAAAAAAGAGCAGAAGAAAGTTGACGCTTACAACAAAGCGTCTGCCAAGTCTATTGAAGCTGCGATCACCCTAGGTAAATCGTATCAGATTAAAGGAGTGGAAGAAACGCTAAATCCATTCCTAGAATCATATAATAACCCTAACCTTAGTCCTGTTGAGAAAGCTGCATTGCTGGATGAGGGCAAGGCGATGATTCCTAACGTTTTTGGTCGATTTGATAAGAATCAGGCTATGCTGATTGAGAAAGCTGCAATGGAAGCAAGGAACACTACAGGAGAAAGAAATGTAAATCTCCAACAAGGTGAGATTATTGAAACAATAAATGGCAAACAATACAAGGTGCCAGTTGTTTTCGACCCAGCAACAGGAACAAGAACAAGACCCGATGGAACAGTTTTTGGAACTTCTGCGACAGCATCAGGAATTGCTTCTGCCGCAAGCTTACCTATTCCTCAGGCGACAGGTGGACTTCAAGGTAAATCTAATGCAATCGCTAACGCATTAGAGCTTCCTACTGACAATCTTTATACTAACGATACAAGTTTGCTGCCACCACTTAATACTGGAGTAGAAAGTCAAGTTCCTACATTGCTTCCATTTGAAGGATCGCAACCAAATACATCAGTTCCTTCGTATGCAATTCCAGTAGAAGCTGATGAAAAACAAGGACAAGTTATGTCTCCAGAAGAAGTTAGTAAGCTAATTCAACAAGGATACAAAATAAGTGGCACTCCAGCAGAAAATGGTCAAATCTTTGTTACTGATATCCAATCTCTAGCTCCACAAAAAGGAGAAGAAATAATTTTTAATTCTGATGGAACTGTAACAAAACGTGATATTTCGCTTGGCGGAAAAGCAGCTCAAGCACAAAAAGCAGAAGATGCCAAAATTGATAAAGCTATGGGGCTTATGCAAGACCTTAATTTGCTTGAAAAAGCTTCACAGTCAATGGCTCCTGGAGTTCTTGGCGCGGCTGGTCGTATGGTTGCTGAACAGATTCCTGCAACTCAACAAGCTGAAACCAAAGACATTATCGATCGAGTTAATTCAATGCTTACGCTTTCTGGTATTCAGGAAATGAGGGCGAATAACCCTACTGGTGCAGCACTTGGCAATGTATCCGATAAAGACATGGCTGTTTTACGATCTTCTGTAACAGCCCTTAGAAATGCTCAAAGTCCAGCAGCGTTTAAGCGTGAATTGGTTAGATTAAAGAATCTCCAACATGATCTTATTTATGGATCAGAACGAGTGCTTAAATCTAAGCTAGATAAAGGTGAAATTACTCAATCGCAATTTAGCCAAGCTATGGCTAATGCACCTGCTGAGTATTTGGATGAACAAGGTGAAATTAAATCAAGAACTACGCCAACAGCTACTCCAAGCGAAGCTATGGGATTAACACCAGCAGAGCAACAGCTAATTGATGAATTCAGAACTAAAAAATAATTAAATGAGTGAAAAACAATCATCAAATATTGACTTATCTAAAGAGATATCTATTGCTTATGATGATATCAAAAGCATATTTGCGTCTCGCAAAGAAGCCATTTCTCAACTTGCTGAAGCGAAAAAAACTGGCAATACTGAATTAGCTAATCAAATTGCTGACAAGGCAGTTAAATTAACTGATTTGTTAAATCGAAGACAATCTCAATATGACTCGCTTAAAGAGAAGGAAGAAAAACCTAATCTAGAAAGGATTCAAGCACTTGGCAAAGAACTTCGCGCTCCAATAGTTAGCCCGACAGCTAACTACATGGCAATGTATGGAATGCCTGGTGTTGGTGCAAATCCACCAGTATATGACACACAACAACCATCTGTTGAGCAGCAAATAGAAAAAAAACGCGATATTGCTGGGCAGTATTTAAGCTTACCTCCTAGTAAAGGAAAAGAAGCTGAAAAGCTACCTACTTCGCTAATGGCACAATTAGAAACGCTTTACGATCCAACAAGTAAAGCTCAACTTCTGACAAATTACTTTGGAGAAGGAAACGTAAGACCATTAAATGTTGCTGGTAATACTGAGTTCTTCATTACCCAACCTGATGGCAGTGTAAAGACAACTCTAAACAAAGGAGCAGCAGAACTTGCAGGAGTAGCCGCTGAAATCCCATCAACAGCAGTAGAGATTGGGACATTCCTAGGAACACTTGGTGTAACAAAAAGCCCAGTGGCAGCAGTAGGGCTATCTTCTGCCGCTGGTGCAGCAACAGGTGCGCTTATGGATGAAGGATTAAGATACGCTTATGGTCTTAAGCCTGATATTGGCGGAACAATTGCAAGACGGGGAACTCAAGCTGTAATCAGTGCTGGCATGGGTGGTATTACTGATGTTGCTGTTCCACGATTTGCAGCGGCAAGAATAGGCGACGAGTTTGTTAATAGATTTGCCCAAAACCTTGAGAGGTCAGCAGAAAACTTGATGGTTAGAGAGCAGAGGTTAGCAGCTAAGCAACGTCGAGCAGCAGGAGAGGTAAATGTTCCCTTTGCAGCCAAGTTGGCTGGTCCAGTAGGATTAGAGGCTCAATCTGAACTTGCTGGAATATATCCCACATCCAATATTGCATCGTCTGCTCGCAAAACTCAAGAAACATTGTTACGACTATCTGATGACTGGAGATCAAACATTCCAGCAAATCCAAATAATTATGCAGATATTGCATTGCAGAAAGAGGAGCAACAAAAAGCTTTAGCTCAACAAATTGCATCGGCAACTGGACGAAATGCTAGACTTATTGAGGGAGCGTTAGATCGTCAGACAAGAGGCGCGTTAAGTGATACAGATGAACTTGGCAAAATATTATTTAGTTCTATTAAAGATGCTAGAACACAAGCAATAGAAAACGTCAAAACAGCACGCAAACAAATTTTTGATTTAGCTGATAATGCTGGATTCAGCGTAACTCCAGAAGAAATGCTGGATCAAGTTTTTGCAATAAGCAGACAAGCAGATCCATCTGGAGCAGCTAATAGATCTGCCGCTGAAGGCGTAATTAGTCGATTGAGAATACGGAGAGATGCTCCAGAGCTTCTTAAGGCAGCAGAGGCAAAAGCAGCAATATTAAATCAACAGAATTTAAATATTCCTCAGGATTTGCGTAAAGAGATTGATGATCTTACATTATTATCTAGACCATTAAGATCAGAAGACTTTGATGAGTTTATAAAAAATTTCCAAGAAGCAAAATCTGATAATGCATCTAGTGGGAAAAGTCGAGACGTATTCGCTAATAAGATTGCATCAGGTTTGTCCCGTTATCGTAGAAATGTTTTCAACTCCATTGATACAAAACTTCCTAATGGACAAGATGTAAATGTTGGAGATCTTTTTAGTAAATATGCAGATGAGGTTGAAACTCGTCAAAAATACAATAACAATCTTCTTGGTGGTATATTGAAGGAGGCTGGGGGCGAACAAAGCACAAATCCAAGAGCTATTGTAGCCGCAGTAATGCGTGAACCAGAAACAATTAAAAAGGTTGTTCAATCTTTGCGTGAACTTGAAGTTGCCGAACCAACTAAAGCTGGGCAAACTAATAAAATTCTTGGATTACTCCAGTTGGAATACATGAATAAAATCGGCATTAAGCCAAGTTTGCGTGGAAAAGGAGCAAGAAGTATCAAGGCAGATGAGAATATAGTAAGAACTCTTTTTGGAGGACAAGCAGATGCTCAATTAAGAGCAATTTCTGATTTGAATAATAACCTAAAAAACATTGGCGATCTTGGTTCAAGCAAGCTGACAATGGATGATTTGCAAAAAATGGGCAAACCTCTTTCTGAAGTTGAAAGAAAATCTCTAGCAAAAACAATCGCTAAAAGAATTCAGGCAGAAAAAGACGATGCAGTATTAGTGAATCAAAAGATATTTGATCTTGCAAAACAAGGAGACTTCAAAAACATTTATGCAGATGCTCTTTCAAAATCAATATTGTCTCCGTCAAGCATTATTGAAGATACTAAAAACGCAATGCTTCAATTAAGCAAATCGTCACTGGAGTCGAGAAATCTTTATAAAGGGGATTTCAGGCGAGAACTTCTTGATGCTTATTCAGGTGGAAATCCAAATGCCAACACTCCTTTTGAGGCGATTTTTGACACAAAAAGATTCATGAACGATTATCGACCATCTAGCGGTAATGTGACTACATTTGCCAAAAAGCTACAAATCGTGCTTGGCAAGGAAGAAGCTGATTTCCTTTATGACTTGGCTGCGACAGCCGAAGCAAACGCTATTGCTGATGTTGCAAAGACAGGATCTACCTTTAGGATGATTGGAAGCCCACAAGGTGGAACAGTAATCGTTTCACTTCAAAAAATGGCTGATTCAACCAGAAATAGATTTCTTACTGCAATGCTTTCATCTGGCGTTAATAGCAACATGATTAAATCGGCTCTTGCTAAGACGGCTATTCCTGGCAAGGCTAATGACGCATACAACCAAATGGCAAAGCAGATGTTCTTGAGTAGAACTGGGGCGACAGCACTAGCTCACCAAGCATCCAGCGATCCAGAGTTTTCTGCTGAGTTGATTAACATGGCAAAACAATTTGACGCAAAACAACTTGAGGAAAAACAAAGTGCAAATTACAATCCTGAATTTGATAGATTAAATCAAAAATTTGACCTTCAACGAAAACAAAACTTGAATTCTGGGTCAAAGTAATATTCGATCCCATTCGCCATGAATGAAGAACAACTCCAAAAACTGAAAGACAATTACTACGATGATCGTCCCGACAAGAGCGAGTGGTTTCTTGAGGTAAGAGAACGTGCTAAGTTGCTGCCACGGAACAACATAGAACATTACGCTCCGCATAAGGCTGCATTAGCATTGTTTCTCTTATCTCAAGGAGCCAAGATTACCGAAATATCCAAGAAAACTGGAGTTGGCAGGGAGACTATTCGTCAACTAGAATGGCGGCATAACGATACCCTAGAGACAAAACGTAAGGAGTTCTCCATGCGTTACGCTATCGCAGCGCAGGAATACACTGATCTATTGTTTGAACGTGCTGGTCAGCTATTTGACGACCCTGATAGCCTTGCTAAAATCTCCCCTGAGAAGCTGGCAATCACCGTTGGCATTCTCACAGACAAAGCAGCACAGCTTACCGGTATGGCAACGACCGTGGTAGAGCATCGCAAAGGCGCGAGTATTGATGACGCTGCAAAAATGATCTCTGAAGCAAAAGCTAGAATTGCAAACAAAATAAAAGAAAAAGTAATTGACATTGAATTTGTTGACGTAACTAAAGAATCTTGATAAAAAACAAGCGTCAACTAGATGTGTGGTCTAGTTAACGCTTTAACACAATACATAAATAAGTATGAAAAGTGCTGAAAAAAATAAGTCAGAAGAATTGCTTGATGTCAATAATATATTCAAATATTTGGATTACAACCCCGAAACTGGAATTTTTGTTTGGAAGGTGAAAACCAAAACAAACAATATTGGTGGTGTTGCAGGAAACACAAATTGGCGTGGATATACATCAATTTGGATTAATGGATTACAATACTACGCGCACAGATTAGCTTGGGCGTTTTGCCACGGAAGTTTTCCCTGTGGCGACATTGACCACATTAACGAAAACAAGTCGGACAATAGGATTGCAAATATTAGAATTGCAAGCAGGTCTGAAAACATGTTTAATCGAGGGAAAAACAAAAATAACACTTCTGGCATTAAGGGAGTTACTTTTTGTAAAGCTACAAGAAGATGGAGAGCGCAAATAACTATTGATAGAAAAAGCGTAAATATTGGGCGATTCAAAACAAAAGAAGAAGCCGCAAGTGCTTATATGGAAAAAGCTCAACAATTTAGGGGGGAGTTTGCAAAATGTTAAAATGGACTGAACATCCAGTTCTTCCTATCCCCACGGATGAGGAAATTACTGAAATGACCGCAGAGGAATTGATGGAGGTTCATCAAATCCGCGAGGAAGCTATTCGCAATTCCATAAAAGATCCATTTAGATATGGATGGAAATTTGAGAATTGGAGAAAGCTTGAAAAGTGTCTTGAGACTAGAAACGAGGCACTTATCAGTGGTGGAAATAGATCATCGAAAACGCAGGTTGGTGCTTATTTTGTAGTAAAAGCCGCTATCGAAAATCCAAACTCTGACATATTCTGCTTTGCTCAGAATGCCGAAGTATCTATTAGACAGCAGCAAGCCGCCGTGTATGATTGGATGCCAGCTGAGTTTAAGAGCAAGCAGACAAGTCAGAATACCTATCTGTCTTACTCTAGAAAAAACGGATGGACTGATAACTCGTTGATTCTCCCGAATGGATCAAGGATTTCATTCAAGACGTATGCTGCATTTGCAAACAACCAGACCATCCTAGAAGGTGCAGAACTTGGTTCCAAGGAGGCAACATGGCTTAACATTGGTGCATGGTGTGATGAGATGCTTGGAGGTCCAGAGCTAGTTGATACACTTAGGTTTAGGTTGGCGACAAGAAATAGCAAGATGATGCTAACGTTTACTCCAATCTTTGGATATACGGAGTTAATCAAGCAGTATCTTGATGGAGCAAAAGTTCTTGAAAGCAGAGAAGCTGAGTTGCTTGGTGGTGAAATTGTTCCGACAATACTTGAATGTAAGAACATCAAGGGAACAATTCATTACTTTCACTCGCAAGATAATCCTTTTGGTGGATATGAACGCATTAAGCAAACGCTTGTTGGAAAAACTAGAGAGGAAATCTTAATTAGGGCATACGGAATCCCAACCAAGGCTGCCGCTACCAAGTTCCCAAAATTCAACAAGATCGTGAACGTGGTAGATCCAGACAAGATTCCTAGAAACAACATCACCAAGTATCACGTTATCGACCCCGCTGGCTCTAAAAACTGGTTCATGTGCTGGATTGCAGTGGATGAGACTGGAACGATGTGGGTTTATCGTGAATGGCCTGGAGTCGATGTTGGTGACTGGGCTGAGTGGCGCGGTGGCAAGTGGATGCCTGGAGAGGGAGCGAAAGGACAAGGCTACGGTATTCGCGACTATGTTGAGCTTATCGAAGAACTAGAGGGCGAAGAAGAAATCTTTGAGCGATTGATCGACCCGCGACTTGGTGCTGCAAAGTATCAGGTGCAAGATGGTTCATCCTCGATTATCGAAGATTTGAACGATGCTGGCATGGTTTGCATTCCAGCCCCAGGTCTTGATATTGATGACGGGTTACAAGCATTGATTGGCAAAATGGCATGGGACACATCCAAGCCGCTGGATGCAATAAACCGTCCACATTTCTACATCAGTTCCGATTGCGAGAACATTATTCAAGCATTGTCAGAATACACGGGAGATGGCGGATTAAAGGAAGCTTGGAAAGATCCTATAGATGTTTTACGCTATGCTGCAATCTCAGGAATAGATCATGTTGACAGTTCCGTCAGTTTAGCCACAATCCAAGGAGGTGGAGGTTACTAATATGAATACAAAAAAAGAAGCAAAGAAACGAGGACGACCAGCTAAGGTTGTTGAAGAAATTGTGCAAGACATACAAGAGTCGCCATTGAAAGCGTTGATTGTAGGAATCTGCAATAACCCGACATGGCTAAAAGCGCGTATTGACGGATTTAGCGTCAACGTAAAATGTCCCGCTCAAATATCAAAAGGCTTGCTAGGAAAGCAAGTTAATGTTATTCTCGTCAATTCCGAGCCTGAGGATTACTACCAATATACAGCATGAATGACATTCAACAAATTGAAGACGAGTCCCTTGTTTATTTAGACAAGAAGCCTGATATTGGTGCGTTATCCAATGCTTACGACACCTGCTTGGTTGATCTGGATTATTACTTTGAATCCTGCCTACGCTCTTACAACGACCGTAGAAACATCTGGGATGGCAAGTCGGATGACCTACGCAAGAACGGAGCTAATGCTTTTCCATGGCAAGGAGCATCCGACCAAGAAGTAAACGTAGTTGGTGAGCGCATCGACATGTATGTTGCGTTGTTTGACCAAGCGTTATCTCGCTCTCACATCAAAGCGTTCCCAACGTCTATGGCAGCAATGCCAAAAGCAGCGGTGGTTTCTGGCTTCCTGAAATGGATGCGAGCATCCTACATTCCTGACTTCAAGCGTCAAATGGAGCTTGGTGGTAACTATCTCATGGAGAAGGGCATCATGGTTACCTACGTTGGTTGGAATCGCGAGAAGCGCACATATCTCCAGAGCGTTAGCCTAGAGCAAATCCAACAAGCATCGCCTGATCTTGTGGAGTTAATTCTCAGTGAGCAAGATGACGAGATGTTGCTTGAATTGATTCAAGACTCATTCCCTGACCTTTCTACTAAGCGCGCGAAGAAAGCAATTAAAGACCTACGCAAGATGGGTGTTGCTGAAATTCCTCTATCACGCCAAACTGTTGACTGTCCTATAGTCTATGCTTGCGCTCCCGATGGCGAGGTAGTGTATCCATCTTACATCTCAGATCCACAACGCGCACCATACATGTTCTGGCGAACATTCCTCACGGCTCAAGAGCTTGAGAAGAAGGTGACGAACGAAGGATGGGATCGTAAATGGGTAGATAACGCTATCGAAACCCTTCGTGGTAAAGACTCCATGTATCTCGATGGCGAGAAAGTAAAGACTCAGACTCGCTTGCCAATCACCGATGACAACGATCTTGTTATGGTGGTCTATGCGTATCAGCGTCTAATCGACGAGGATGATGGTTCTGAGGGTATTTACTGCACTGTGTTCCATCCGCAAACAGACGGCTATGCCAAGCATGAACTTCTCAACGGTTACGATGACTATCCATTCGTGGTGACTTGTCTTGCTAACAACCAAAAGCGGATGTATGAAGTTCAGACATTCTCTGACATTCTCCGTGGTCCACAGATGCAAATCAAGACCGAGCGTGACAGTCGTATCGACCGTGCGTCTTTGGCAACATTGCCTCCGATTATGCACCCTGCTGGTCGCCCTCCATCAGATTGGGGTCCTGGACGCAGAGTGCCATATCGCCGACTAGGTGAAATTGCATTCGGTCCAATTCCTCCGCGAGATGACGGCTCTGTAGAGAGTGAAATGTCAATGCGTGGACAAGCGGATCGTGCTGTTGGGTTAGATCTTACAAATCCTCTTTCTGCTGCTCTCCAGCAATTCTTTATTGGTAAGTTTCTTGACCACGTTAAAGACGTTCTGACAATGGCATGGAAGCTGTATCAGCGTATGGGTCCTGATGAAATCTTCTTCCAAGTTACAGGGAATCCCAATCCCCAAGTAATGACCAAGGGTAGTCCAGATGAGAACTATTCGATCATGGTATCGTTTGACTCCTTGGCAAGTGATCCAGAAACAGCAGAGACTCAGTTGAAGAATATGGTATCTCTTGTCCAGTTGGATCGCAATGGCATCCTCGATGTAAACAAACTACTTGAGTTCGCTGCATCTTCTATCAATCCAATCTTTGCTGACTACGTCCTGCAACCAGTGGAGGAAGCGCAACAGAAGATTGCTAAGAACGTCACCGATGACCTTTCCAAGATCTTCTCTGGCATCGAAGTTCCTGCACAACCAAACGGAGCGCAAATTGCCATGCAGATGGTTCAGGCATACGTCCAACAACCCGATGTTGCGGCTAGAGCGCAGCAAGACGAGGCTTTTGCTGCTCGCTTGCAGAAATATGCCAGCCAGTACCAATTCCAGCTACAACAGGCTCAGAACGCTGAGATTGGACGTATCGGAACAGCACCCGCTGAAATGGGTGGCGTAACAACACAAGGAATGGAACAGTAATTTCAAACAACAACAAACAATCAACTCAATAAAAATATGCCAGCAAAAAGAAAAGAATACGATATCACGAAGAATCCAGCTTATATAACTGGAATGAAAATAATGGAGCAGGAGAAGGCTTTAAGAAAAAAAGCAGATACCCAAGCTGAAGCAGCTACGAAAAATTCAAAAGTAAAATATGAAGGTTACCTTACTGATATGAAATATCCTGCAATTAGACCAGTTTCACAGGTGCAAGGACCTTCATCTCCCTCGCGATCCCAGCTTTTAAAATCTAGAGGAACGCAATCATCTTCTGTTCGAAGGGTCATTAAGTAATGAAGAAGAAACTAATCAAACGTGCAGACGGCTCTCGCTCTCAGCGGGGAATGTGGGATAACATCCGCGATGCTAAAGGCTCTGGTAAAAAACCAACAAAAGAGATGCTGAAGCAAGAGCAAAAAATCAAGCGAAAGATGAAGTGATGGAAAAGCGTTTCACAAAAGTAGTAACCAATCCCGCGACTGGGCGAAAGAAAACGATCAAGTATGGTCAGGCTGGTAAAGCTGCTGACGGTGGTGATCGTGTTCGCCCAGGCACGGCAAAAGGCGACAGCTATTGCGCTAGAAGCAACGCTATCAAAGGCAACTGGCGCAGTGACCCCAACTCGCCGAATAACCTATCCCGCAAAAAATGGCGTTGCAAAGGCAATAAATCAATAAAATAATCTTATGAAGAAAACTAAATCAGGTGGTTGCAATCACGAAAAGATGGAACGTAAAGGAAAAAGCAAAGGCTATGTTGAGGTTGAAATCAAGATGGTTCGCGCTCCAAAAAAGAAAGCAAAACGTAAATGACACCACTGCCTAAACCAACTATTATCCAAGCTGTCGAAGCTTTATCCGACCGTGATGAGTTCAAAGCTATTATCCAGTTCATCCGAGATGAGCGCGAGCGTTTTTTCGGTGACCTGCGCCAGTGCGTAGAGCCAAACGAGGTCATGAAGATCGTCGGTAGTGTTGCTACGCTGGACGAGCTTTTGACTCTATTGAAAAAAGAAGATTGACATTCGTCACTATTCTGCTTTTATTTTCTCGCTGTGTGTTTTCAGCGTTCTGTGTTCCAAGAACCCGTAGGGAAATTTAATCTCTACGGGTTTCTTGTCTCTGTGAATCACTCGTGCAAAAAAACTGTTTTCAGCGCGTAGTATTGAGCGCTTGCATAGCTTGGATCGAGTGGATGTGAGTCTGCATAAGCCTGTAATTTGTCGCGATATTCGGTGGGAGTGACCTCATCGCACATGCAATAGGCGAACATCTCCATGTCTTTCTGTTGCCATTCCTCGCAACGCTCCAGCACGGTCTGCGCAATGGTTTCGTCGCTGTATGCCGCTGCTGGTTCTTCGTCAGCAAATAGGATCGTGATTTTTCGGTATGTTTTCATGGCTTCAAATGTTCTTCTTTTGGTAGGATTTTCTCGCAAATTGTGTAGGTCTCCAATGAGTTGTATTCGTTGGCGTAAATCTCGCGTATTGCTTGCATGGCGGCGTTTAGCTCGCGCTCTAGTTGCTTGCTTTTAGCTTCATGTTCCATCGACTCAAAATGTCGTGCATTGGATGAACTTATCGCCGCCGTCAAACTCGCGTCGAGATTGTTGCGATCTGTTGTCACGTCGTTTAGCTCTCGCTCCAACTGACGCGCGTGCGCTTCCATGGCCTCGATGTGCTCAAGCATGGTTCGCTTCTGTCCTTGGTCTGGCATTAGCGCATCCGTCCTCGGTGTGTCTGATTCTGTGTTCATTGTTCTTGTAATTTTATGTTTGCGGTAACTTCAAGTTTGACGGTTTTAACCACTTTGAAAATTTGAACTGGATCGCACCAAGATTTAGATGATGCTGACTGAAGGCAGTTACAGGATGTCTCCCAAATCTCTTTGTGTTCTTTTAAGATTGCTTTTTCTGTTGCTGAAATAGACGGATAAGGTCCATTGAAATCATCGCATCCTTTTTCTTTGTAGTAGTATTCTGTTTTCATTGTTCGGTTGGTTAAATGCTAATTGTCAATGTTTTAGTAGTTCGTTGGTTTCTTGGTTTGGTTGATGTAGTTTTGCAACCATTCAGCTTTTGCCAAAATTGAAGCGTCTTCGTAGCTTCTGCTTTGTTTTAGCTCGCTGTATCGGTTGCGGATCAAAAATAGGTCCTGCTGAATATCGTCAGTTGCGGTGCTTGGATTGCACTGAAATGTAAGGACTCGCACAATGTATTTTGATTGCTCTTCGTTCATGGTTGTTTCTTGGTTCGGTTAATTTGCGGATACTGTGACTTGGTAGATATGCGTGCCATCTTCTTGTTTGATTAAAGTTGTTTCGCAAACCTCCCAAAATACTTCTTGTTGTCTAAACGCTTGTTTAATTGCTCTGTCGTTTAACCATTCGCCTACGTTTTCTACGGGACAATCGAAGCGTTGCGTCTCCATTTCATAATGGTATTGTGTTGTGTGGAATTGTTTCATAATTATTTCTTGGTTAATCTAGCCCAAAGAAAAAGGACTAGCACAAGGAGGTCGAAATACCTGTGCTAGCCCTTAACTCCAAGCCATGAGTAATGGAGCAAAATTTACAACGATGAATTCGACCTCTCGTCGCCGCGAGTTTACACAGCACTTTTCAGAACGCAAGAAAAATCTTTAACAAATTTATCTTGCTTGTTGACATTGTTTGGAAATTATGATTAATTTTTCTCGACTCGCACCGCCGAGCGTAAATGGCGTTTTAATTATGAGTAATCCAGAAGCTACCGCTGAAGCTATTGAATCAGTGTCCAACCTGTCATTTGAAGAGCTTGTAGCTCAGAGAACGGCAAGACATAATCCCGAACCTGAATCTGAGGAGCAACCCGAAGAAGAAGCGTCCGAAGCCGAGGAGGAAGAAATTCCCGCTGAAGCAGAAGAAGCCGAACCCGAGGAGGAAGCCGAAGAAGAAGAGGAGGAGCAGGAAAGTGAAATTGATCTACTGTCGTTGACGGCTGAACAGATTCAATCCTTAGCCAAAAAAGGTAAGAGCCGATTGCTTCAACGCATTGGCGAGCTAACCGCTCAAAAGAAAGCCTTAGAGGAGAAGATTCAATCTCAACCAGCAGTCAAGGAAGTCCCTCAAGACGAGAATCCATTTCGTGAAATCCAGTCATTCGATGACTTGAAAGCGAAATATCAAGAGCTTGAGCGAACCCTTGAAACAACAGATGAACTACTGGAGGAATACGAAGATTATCGCGCCGAGGATATAATCTTAGTTGGAGACAAGGAGTTCACCAAGCAGCAGATTCGTAAAGCCAACCGCAACTCCCGCGAGGCGTTGACTAAATTCTTACCTGCCCAGCAAGCGCATCTCCAGCAGATCGCCCAACTGGAGCAACTGAAAGGTCAATACATCGCAGCCGCAGAAGAAGAAGTTCCCGACATTAAGGATGAAACCTCAGTCGTAGGGAAACAATTCCGAAGTTTAGTGTCTGACCCGCTTATCGAAAAGCTACGCAAACAAGTTCCTGAAATTGGCTACCAAATCGAATATATCCTGGCACACGCCGCCAACTCCATCAACGGAGGAACAAGGATTAAGAAGCAACCTGCGGTGGGGAATAGACTGAAAGTCAGTCCATCATCTTCCCCATTTGGAGCGGGAGCTGCGAAGTCCTCGACATCCCCGAAGAGCAAAGTTGTCGATGCTTACACCCGCTTTGAAAAGAGCGGAAGTCCAGAGGAATGGATTGCTGCAAGAATCGCTAAATACAAATAATTTTAACTAACTAAGACTATGCCCATCTCAAATACTTATCAACCATCCGCCCCTACCGCAAAAACAGGTCAGGGTTCCGCCGTATCCAACCGCGAGGATCTCAGCAATGAGCTTTCCATCCTTGCTCCAGAAGAAACCCCAATCCTATCGCTCTGCGGTAAAGGTAAAGCAAGTGCCACCTATACTGAGTGGACTGTTGACTCCTTGGCTGCTCCAGCAACGACTGGTATCAGTGAAGGTTCCGATGTGACTTCGTTCAGTGACAAGTTCGCCGACCGCGCTCGCCTTGGTAACTACATCCAACTGATGCGTCGTGACTACATCGTATCGAACCTGCAACAAGCTGTAACTAGCGTTGGTCCTGCCAACGTAGCACAAGCTGAAGCTAAGTCGATGCGCGAAATCAAACGTGACATCGAAGCAACAATCGCCTCCGACAACGAGATGACTGTTGAGAACGGTGCTGGCACTCCTTACGGTATGCGTGGTCTTGGCAAGTGGATTCAAGCTACTGCACAAGCAACTAACCCAGTTCCTGCCGCTTACCGCACTCCATCTGGTTCGATTATCGCATCGACCCTTAGCGAGTCCTCGTTCAACACGATGAT